TATTATGTACCTGAGTTTGTTCATATAATTCTTTATATTTTTCCCTTACCGCTTTAAAGTGGTCCAAATATTCTGAAGTATCAATAATAAATTCTTGTGGTTCAGAATCATCCACACCTATCAAAATAACACCTTGTTCAACCGGTATACCAGTTCTTTCCTCGAAGGCTTTTGCATAAAACGAAACCTGCATAAAATAATTCTGAATAAACTCTTCTTTCTTTACCTTACGAGAAGTTTTAAAATCAATAATAGAAAGTTTACCATCATATTCGGCAATACAGTCTACTTGACCAGCTGTTTCCAGTTCATCACTATAAAGGAAAGCCTCCTGGAACCATATATTATTTATCTTTCTATCAAGTACCGCTTTCATTGTATTAAACATGAACATATTTGATGGTTGTTGGCCTTCAGCAAAATCTTCTTTATTATCAATATAGTTTTCACAGATTTTATGAACAGCTGTGCCTCGGCGCGCTGCTTGAGAGGAAATTCGGTTGGCTTCCTCTTCTCCAACACGTTTGCGCCAGGCGGCAATACTTGCTCTACTGAGAATGCCTAATACAGTTGTGACTGATGGATAGGCTTCTCCAGTAGGGGTAAAATACCTACGGCCTTGTTCTGTTGTTTTTCTTGTGATATGCGGTAATTCAATACCATGGTCATGGTGGGTAAACATAATAAATCCTGTGTGTGCGAATTAACTGATGTCGATTGTTCGACTATCACCGTATAATTCTTCTTTAAGTTTTGTTGCGTCTTGTGGATGTTCGAAAAAGAAATTGTATTGTTTTGTTTCTGGGTTTAACGAAAAACTCCAGGAACGCTCTTCGACGTTCTCGGTTGCCCAAGTCTTTGCAGACTCACCTCGTTCTTGGTCTTTCACTTCTACCTTGAAAGCTTTTGAACGCATCCATTTTATTTTGTGTAATTCAATTTCCTGTGTCATAATATTATTTATTCAAGTAAAAGGACCGAGCATAGCCCGGTCCTTCCTTGTTCTCCTCTAAGCTACTGCAAATGAAGTATGTACTACATTTTGTTTTGTTTCAAATCGTTCTTTCGCGACAATATATTCCTTTACGAGGCCTGAGCGAACAATGTCCTCGATTCCAAATTTTACTGTTCTGAATGAAGGAATACGATTAAGCACATTAATAAAATTACCTAATCCACTTACATCATTTCTATTTCGCGAATTGAATAAATCATCTTGTCGTGTGTCTCCACAGAATATGATTCTAGAAGATTCACCCACACGAGTGATAATACTATCCAACTCGTGGTATGTCATAGACTGACATTCGTCAACTACAATAATAGCGTTATCGAATGTTAAACCTCGGACAAATGAAGATGTCATAAATTTAATTTGGCGTTTTTGTTTCATAATCTCAAATGCGTCACCGCGTCCAAATAAATTATTGACTATGTCTGCATAAGGTACTGAATAGACCGCTTCCTTTTGGGCTTGAGTTCCAGGCATAAAACCTTGTTCTCTTGTTTGTACTGCCGAACGGACAATAATCATTTGGTCATATTCTTCGTTTTGAAGAATGTCCCTTAAGCCCAAATAAAGGGCGCACATAGTCTTTCCAGTTCCTGCAGTTCCTATTGCGGCAATGTTATACCCAGCCTTATAGCTATCAAACATATCTTCCTGAGTGATTGTGATTGGTCGAATGGGTTTCATACTAAATTTGGAGTTTTGAATTCCATCTTTTGCTTCCCTTTGCAATCTTCTTCTCTCTTTCTGTGATATACGACTTCTTGGCATGTGTTAACCTCCATTAATGATTAACGCCAGAAATGTTTACTTCCAGTCGTTAATCTTGTTTCCTGTGTATGCTTTATTGTTTTTCATAGACGAAAGTAAATCACGAAAACCTTGGTCAGGCTTCATGCGACCAAGGCGCGCAGACTCAATCACAGTTTGTCCGCTAGTAATTCTTGTTTGTAGGTGGGGATTTTCTTTGAGGTAGGTATCGCGCTCTGAGATTTTCATAAATTTCTCAAAGACTTCACCTGTGTTGGTATCTTCAAATGTATATGTCGGCATTAATTAATAATCCATGTGACCATAGTTTTATTTATAAGACCATATTAGAGATTTCCTGCCAAGATGAAACTTTTTCAATATTGTTATGAGTGAAATCTTTGTTAAAGTCGTGTTCAATCAGCACTGATTTAAGGCCGAGGGTATCACCTACCATAGCGTTTTCTGGTTTATCTTCGACCCAGATACACCCACTATCCTTATAAGGTAATAGAGCGTCGTCCTTGTCAGCTCCACACTCCAAACAAACGAGCTTTTCAAATACATTTTTACCAAATAATTTTTCGAGGTTCTTCTTTCTCAATTTACCCGCGTAAGGGTCGGTTGATAATGAAGTAATACAATGGAAAACATATCCACCTTCTTCATTTATCTTTTTAACATATTTGACTGCGTCTCTTAGAGCTGGTAGATAACCAATCGCTGCTGATTCATTAAAATTTAAAACAAGTTCTTTGCCTTTTTCCTTTGGGATTCCAAATGTTTCGGAAACTTCATATCTGTTTTCCTGTACAATTTTGTATCCGTGGTCAAACATCCACTTGTAAAATCCATATTTCCAATCTAGTAATACACCGTCGCAATCAACAAGTATTACCTTATCACTTCTAATATCTGTCATTTTGTTTCCTTTTTCCATCATGTTATATTATAACACAATAGAAGCAAATGTCAACCGTTTAGTGACCGTATTTTTCTTTAATACGCTTTTTTCGATTGGATTTTCTGTTTTTGTTTCTTTGTTCTCGTTTACGGCGGTCTTGCGTTTTGAGATCTTCCCATTCAGACTCAGGGAATTCCCTAAATCGTTTGGCCATTCTTGTTTCCTTATCGCATATCCATCGGAGTTGTGAATAAGTTGGGGAATGCTTCCTCAACTGTTTTAAGAGTGACACCTTTGACTGGTGTATGTGAAATCATATTATTTGTAAGAAGTTCAGCATCGTTATCTTCAATATCTTCTAATAAAGAAATGAATAATGCTTCTCTTTTAATTTGATTTAAATTTTCATATCCGCCACCTTTAATGAAAATTTTCAGACGCCTTGCTTCTCTATAAAGCATTGTGTTAGCATCTGGTAGATTATTTTTCTTCCAAGGTGGGGCTGTGTCAGGTATTAAAAACTCAATCTCGTTATCATAAATGAGTCTCAATACTGTGCGAAAGGCTGAATTATCATTCTGTTGTAAGAATGCAACCTTTTCTTTTTTCGATTTAAGTTTGCCGGTTTGATTTAGAATATCCGACATTGATAATTTTAAAGCCATACTAAAAATCCTGTATATCTGTTATCAAATGTTTCAATTTGTTTTTAACAAAGTAGTTGAACAACATTTCACGCCCAACTTCTTTTTCTTTATTGTATTCTGAAATAATGGTATCTTTGTATTCTTGTGGAATCATTGTCAAATCAATCATTTGTTTATTACGATTAAATCTGAGTCTGGTTTCTTCGTCCATGTTGTCAGGTTGTTCTGTAAGAGTTAGCATTCTCTTTTTTGTCATTGGACTTTGTCGTTGTCCAATCGCCAAACAATTATCAGAACTTAAGACATTTGGTACACCGTCACCAACATCACCTTTCAGAATATGTTCTTGTAAATATTTATTCGGATTGTCATTCCTAATCCAGCGTTTGAGTACTGGGTTATATTGGTCGACATTTGCGTATGTGTGCAATTGAATAAAGTCTTTATCACCAGAAAGAATTAAGATTTTTTCTCCGCCGACATTAAGGTCCATACCATTTTCATGTACAATCGTTGCGATAATATCATCAGCCTCACAACGTTCGACATTAATGACCTTATATGGGAAAAATTCCTCAAGCTCTGCTCTGATTTTATGAATCACATCAAATAATTTTGACCAATCCAATTCTGAGTCATCTCTGTTCTTTTTACGATTTGCCTTATAATAAGGAAAATAATCTCTTCGCCATACATTCATATTATCAACACAGATAACAATTTCTCCGTAATCATTAGAGAACTTTTTCCTGTTATAGCGAATACTATTTAAGAACATGTGGCGAATTAGATTTTCATCTAGTTCCACATTTGTGTGATTTCCAATACTGGCAAATAGACTTGCTAGCATTACCTGGTTATAATCAACTAATATCATAATTTAAATCCAAAGTTATATTTTGTATATTTTAATCCATTTCTGGGTCAATGTCAACACTTTCCTCAATATTTTTTTTAAACCCACCCGTAATAAGGTCTCCTTCTTCACTAAAATGCGTAATGCAATTTTGTTTTGCGAAGTCGTGGAGCGGATGGTCTGCGTCCATTGAGAGTAAGTGTAGTGCTTTAATGCTTTCAAAAACCAGAATCATATTAGGAAAATATTTGTCAATATTATCATCAAAATTACAACCAGCACGGTCCATTTCACCTAATACATTTTCCCAAATAATTTGAGCAAGTTCTGTTGAATAACTTTCTTTATATTCAGTTAATCTTTGCCTAACATCTTCAGGAGTTAAGGGAGGATTATCTAATCTGATGTTTGGAAATTGAACTACATTATCCGGCTTTTTGTTTGCCATTCTCGATTACGTTCCTTAAGACAGCGTTCCACATTGTGACAAATGATGGAATATTATTCCTTGCCAATGCAAATCTATCTGAATATGTAAATCCGTTAAAATAATTTGGGTCATTACGCATTGCTGTAAGAATTTGTCTTGTCACTGCAAAAGCATAATTTGCGTGTCTTTGCGTATCCTCAATGTAATCATACATAATTGTAGCATTTGCTGCTGTTTCTGGTAATGCAGCAAAATTTGGGTGGATACAAATACACTGGCTCTTAATTGCTTCAATCAATGCAATACAGCTTGTTTCTGGCCAAACATTCGGATATAAGAAAATATGAGATTCCTGTAATGCCGCCAATACTTCCTCATTGCTTTTTACGCCATGATAAGTCATATTTGGATGTGCTTCAATATTTTTGTATAAGCCTTTATAAGCTTCATCTCTTGTAGGCCAACCATAAATGTCGAAGCCCGAGTAAACATCTAAATGAATATTATCAAATTCTTTTGACAACGCATCAAATACTGGAACTAATAATTCCAAACCACGATGTGGAGTTGTGTGATAAATGAAACGAATTTTTTCAGTTCCCATTTGAACTGGTTTATATTCTTTTTCAATTGCATTATGAATCACTGAACATTTAGAATATGGAATTCCAAATCGGACAATATATTGGTCTCTCTGCCATGATGTCACAAATACAAAATGGTCAAATTTTTCCCAACCACCATCATTCAGTACTCTATTTTCTGGGTCGACCGCAAGGTCGTGACACCAAAGAATATTTGGTACGTCATCATATAATTCTCTAGGTCGTGATAAATGGACTGCAACTTGTGATAATAATTCTTTATCTCCATTATCTACAAGGCGCTGTCTCATCATTTCAGTTCCACCATTGGAATTTTTTGACAAATCTGTGTCAATAATTTCGCCTTTATATACTACGCTCATTGTATTGTTGCTCCAACTTCATCAACGGCCTTTTCAATTTGGCCTTGTAATTCTTGTCTTAATAGACTTAATTCTTCTTCTAACACATTGATTGCTGTGTAATATTGACCACCCGCTTGAGCAGGAATTTTAGCCTTAAGGTCCATTATGACCTCTCGGATTGCATCATACTTATCCATTTTATTCATCATTCTAATTCTCCATAAATTTTATGTGATTCACGTTCATTGTCAAATAATTTTTCAAGCGACAATTTTGAACCTTTATTTTCCCACCAATCTCTCAAAAATTCGTAAGAGTAAAAGGCAGATTTGGCTTGTTCGTTATAATAATATATATTCTTCGAGCGAAAATCCATTACATTGTGGTTAAATAATGGCATCGTAATCACTAATCCAAATCCATGTAAAAGATTATTTTCGGTAGTCACTGGACTTCCTAAAGGCATACGATAATGGATATTGCCTTGTCCAAAATCGTCGAAATAGTATTCCACTATTTTCTTTGCATATTCGCGTTTCATAATATAACATTGTAGGCCGTGGTCCCATAATTGTCTTTTTCTTGGAACCATTGGTATGTACTCATTGTTTACATCGTAGGGATATTCAAATACATTACACAAATGCAATGCTCCCCAATCCCAGTTATTACACCTTTCGATAAATTCTAGTAGTGTAAAATTCCAATGTTCTACTGTATCGTAATTTAAATCGTCCTCGAAGAAAATACCCATCTCTTCATCAGTATTTTCATACCACCATTTAATGGTGAGCATATGTGAGGAAGTGACACCTTTTGTAGTTGTTTCACAAGCGAATTTATCGCCGACAAACTTGATCGAATCTTCGTTATATCTTTCGTAGGAATGTATATTAATATCATCAATACCGAGCCGTGCAAACTCTTTTCGAGTCCATTCAGCTCTGTCTGTACATTCTTTAAGATTGATTATGTTCGGTTTCGGTATTCCCTTCAGCTTGTTCTTCAGTTCTATCAAGATTAAAATCTTCCTTTAATTCATTATAAATGTCAGTTAATATATTGTGGAAATTACGCACAGAACCATTATTGTGTACTCTGTAGGTCTTTAAATTTAATTCTTCTTTTAACACGTAAGCTTTATCAACTAGAGTTTCAAACCCAATGGTAAATTCTTTAATTAATTTGCCATTAAAATATCTACGTGAATCAGTAGAATAATCATGGCCTTCTCTTGTTAGCTGAACAATAACAACATTTTCTGCTCCAACTTTCTCAATAACGGGTTCGAGCTCTTCAATAAAACCACCATCAGCGATTGCATAATTTACATCTTCTTGAATCTCTTCAGCAACACGCTGACCAAAATAATCTTTAC